AGCGTGAATATTTTCCTCATTTCTTGTATACTTCACTTGCTGACCTGTATCTTTTAGCACATTCCTGTAGCGATTAAACCAGTTAACAATGTAGAACTGACTGAACAAAGAGACATTCTCTACAAACAAAGTAAAAAGAATTAGCGCGTAAACATACTGCTTCTTAGAATCCTTGTAAAACTTATGAGTATATTTCCTTAAATACTTAACACGACCCTCAATAAAATCAAGCTTAAGATTTTTCTCAAAGACATCTTCTAAACCCAATACCTTAAGAAGTCTTTCATATGCATTATTATGAATTACCTCTACGTTAGCCATGACGTAACCTAAGTCGGTCAAACTTGGATGAGGCAAGTTGTCACCCAACTTACTCCAAAACTTTTTGACAGCGACCTCTATCTGCCCAATCGCAGATAAAGTTCTGATTATCATCTCTCTCTCATCTTCATTAAGGTTTACATTAAAGTCCTGAATATCACTGCTAAAGCTAAATTCTTTGTCCGTCCAAAACCCATTGTGCATCGCCTCGATGAACTCCTGCGCCCACTCGTAATGATCAGGCTTCCTTGATACTTGCTCTTCAAAAATCATCTTAAAGGACATTACACCTACATCAGATCGGTGTCATCGTCAATGGAAAAATTTGTGAAAATTTTGTTTTGACATCTGAAAAGCGCATGATTACAATTACCGTGAAACGGTTGAAAGACGTTTTTTCTTTTATTACGTCATAGCAAGGCAATACGTTATCGTTTACTATTACGTTTTATAAATATATTATAAAATAATGTATTTTTTTGTTGAAAACTCAAAAATCTTTTTTAAGATGGGTTCTAGTGCAAAGCGATCTAACATTAATAGACAAGATCAAAGATCGAAATGATGAAGAAAGTTTACTTGAGTTAATAGACAGGCATTCTGGAATTTATCATACGATGGTGAACCAATTTTTATCATCTCCTAGAAACACTCTGGATAAGACTCAAGCAGTCAAAGAGAAAGACTATGTTATATACAACTCCGCAGTCAGCTTCGACCCAGATAAAAACACAAAGTTTTCTACATACTTAGCAAATCAAGCAAAGTGGAAATGCTTAAATATTCTTAACAAGAAGAAAAGAAATAATGAATTTTCTTTAGAAGAAATCCCTGTATATCAGGAACCCTTTTCGGAAAGTTTTTTAAATCAAATCAATAAAGAAGAAACCTTTAACTTGTTTCAAGAACTACTTGATCAAGAAGATGATGACAGGATCAAAAAAATCATAGAGCTTAGATATGATGTAGATAATAATAAATTAAATCCTTGGAGAAAAATTGCGAAAAGGCTTGACATGAGTATCCAAGGTTGTATAAACATCCACAATCGTTTCATAAAGAAAGTAAAAAAAGAAATAAATTATGTTTAATTCAGTAACAGCAGCAGCATATCTCGTCAAAGATCCAGAAGTTAGAAATACTAAGTCTGGTTCTAAAGTTGTTAATCTCAGAGCTGGTATTTCATCAGCTAATGCAAAAACAAAGTGTTTTGTTGACATTGAGTTTTGGGATAAGACGGCAGAAATTGCAGAAAAGTATCTTACTAAGGGTCGCGAGTTTATGGTGCAGGGAGAACTTTGCATGTCATCTTGGGAAAAAGATGGTAAAAATTTTAGTAAGTATTTTATCAGAGGGAAAGATTTACAATTTTTAAGCTCTTCGAAGAAGTCAGATTCTAGTTCTCAGGAGGAAAACTCTGAACACGAAGACGTTCCTTTTTAATGAAATTATTACTAGAGGCTCCTATAAACAGGTTAAGCTTTGGTAATGTTTCTTATAACTTTATCAGAGAATTAAAAAAACTAGACGTAGATCTAGGGATATTTCCTATTGGTGATCTAAATCAGTTAGATCTATCTGCTTTTGATCCTGAAGAGGATATTAAGAAATATATCGAAGACTGTATAAATAATAGATGGGATTATTTAGACGCTTGTGTGCCCTCTCTAAAGTTATGGCACCTTAACGGTAGTGATAACAGAAAAAACCCAGATCAATATCTTTATACTTTCTACGAATGTAATCAACCCACAAAAATAGAAAAACAAATAGCCCTTGCTCAGAGCAAGGTTATCTTTAGCTCTAAATATGCAGCCGATCATTTTAGAGAAGCTGGAGTTGAATTAGCGGTGAGTATACCTCTTGGCTTTGATAAAGATTTTTTTAGAACTGAAAAAACTTACTTAAAAGATACGGTTCATTTTGGGTTGATGGGGAAGTTTGAAAATAGAAAGCATACCCAAAAAATTATACGTGCTTGGTTAAAAAAATACGGCAATAATAATAAATATCAATTAAGTTGTTGTGTTAACAATCCTTTTTTTAATGAACAACAAATGCAATCTTTGATTGCTGAAACCCTTCAGGGTGATCATTATAATAATGTAAACTTTTTGCCGACTTTAGAAAAAAATGCTGAAGTCAATGAATTATTAAATTCAATAGATATTGATTTGACTGGCTTGTCAGGGGGTGAGGGCTGGAATCTACCAGCATTCAATGCGACTTGTCTTGGTAAGTGGAGTGTTGTCTTAGATGCTACATCTCACAAAGATTGGGCTAATGAGAATAATTCTATTTTAATTGAACCTTCGGGCGAGATGCCTGTTCAAGATGGTGTATTTTTTAATCCTAACTCTGCCTTTAATCAGGGCACTTTTTATACTTGGGAAGAGGACGAGGCAATTTCAGGTATGGAAAAAGCCGAGCAAAAAGCAGGACAACTTAACACAGAGGGTCAAAAGTTGGCAGAAGAAATGACATACTCAAAAACTATAGAGCAAATTTTAGCTGTAATTAACGCATAAAATTATGGCATAAATAATGTTAAGTATTAGTATGAACTTAATTGAATCATTCTTTAATACAACCGATCATATGAAAACAGAACATCCAGTTGTTGATGCAGGAGACGTTTATAAAATGGAGCTAGAACTAGCTGGCTTTGGCAAAGAAGATGTTAAAATAAAAGTCCTCGATGATATTCTCTATGTTAATGCTAAAAACGAGGACAGATCACAGAAGTTTAGATTGCGTTTGAATAATAGTGTTTCAGACAAACACATTGATGCGGTTCTTAAAAATGGCTTACTTAAACTGACACTGCCTAAAAGAGCTGTAGCTGAAAGCACAGAAATAGAAATTAAAACATAATGCCTATTTACGTATATAAACACCCAGAACGTAAAGAGTATAAAGAAATCATTCAAGGTATGAATGATAAACATGTCTATTCAGAGGATGGCGTTGAGTGGAAGAGGGTATTTCTTTCACCCAACGCCTCCATTGATAGTTCAGTAGATCCTTTTAATAAGCAGCAATATATTGATGCCACATACAATAAAAAAGGAACTGTGGGTGATATGATGGATTTATCAGCTGAACTTAGCCACAAAAGAGCAGAGAAAGCTGGTGGGTTAGATCCTGTAAAAGAAAAGTTTTATAATAACTATTCTAAAGAGCGTAAAGGAGCAGAACACCCAAGCAGGGTTAAAGAGCGCGGCTATGAAAGTAAGAATGTTAAGATAGAGTATGACTAGTAATGAGTTCCACTTACTTTCAATCCTTTATTTTCTGTGACTTGGAAAGTAAAGTCAGCGTCAAATGTCATACTGCCATTTACAGCTATGCCATAGTTGTAACTAGCTAATTTAGCGTCCTCTATTTTGTAAATGAGCTTGGTATCTCCACTAGCTAGAACTAAATCAAAATCATAATTTTGATCGCTATCTAGAACTCCTGTAAGGGCACCATCATTTAATCCAGATACCAATGAGGATACCTTAAAGGAACCCCTAGCAGGTAGTTGTGCTTTTCTATCAAAAGCGAAATCATTACCCAGTCCGTAGTTAGACACTCTCGGCAAATCTACAGACATGTCAACCGATTGGATAAAATGAATTCCAGATAGATTTTGGCCACCTACTTGCAAATTTTGTAGTGTGATACTGCTGTTGGAATCTGTTTGATTTAAAACAACAGGTGAAGAATCATCTGTTGTGTTTGGTTCAAATGTAAAATCACATCTTCCTACATTATCGTTATTACCACCAGTTAGATTTATAGCTGGTGAAACCATTGAAGTCCCAGTCAAGCTCTCTAATACTACATTAGAACAAATATAATTAGTTGATACGATTGGCAATGAGCCTAATGAATAACTTAATCCATATGTTGTAGGGAAACAGTTACCAAAAGCTATGACATCAAATCCAGTTAAGTTAATAAGGGACTCATCAAAAGTTAGCGTATCAAAAATATCAACACCTTGGTCTTTTCCTAAAAATCCATAAAAATTGGTAGAGTTTTGACTTACGCCAGAGAAGAAATTTGAGAACCTAGTGTAAACTCCCGCTTCTTTTATAAAATTAGAGTTATATTCGTTTGCTAAATTAGGTTGAGCTAGATACGAGACAGTTAACTCTACATCTGGTTGATTCATCATGGATTCAACAGATAATTCTTGAGTGCCGACTTGCTTCAATTGCTGTCTTGGTAGTTGTATTGAGTAATTTAAATCCCTAACAGCCATAAAAAGTCTAAGCCCAAGATCACTGGTGCTAAAAGGGTTGGCTAAGAAATGATCACGATTTGTGACAGCCATTGCTACTATATTACTTTTTACTATGTTCCTAGCCATTCTATGTTCCTGTTGGGATTACACCAAGTGGGTCTTCTACGAGATCCACTTTTAAGTTGTTAGAATTAAATGCCACCCAAGTATGAGTCCAAGTGGGCGCATAATAAACTTTAGGTCTGTTGTAAACTGAAGGTATCTGGTGTTCAAATCTTCTATAGCCACCCTTTCTCTCTAAGAAATGGATCATAGATTTTAATTGATGATCGCTAATGTTAGAAAATGTATAACTCATATCAAAGGTAGAAATATTATCCTTAGTCTTTAACCTTTGTCTAAATGAGTTTTTATAATTTTGTATGTCAGCTTTTATATCAACATTGTTACTAGTGCCAATATCAGGCTCAAAGAAAAACTTTTGACTCCAAGCAGTTGACGCTCCAGTAGGACTATTAGATTCATTTGATGAGTGATCACCAGAACAATAATAAAAATTATCTAGTTTGTTTTGATTTACACCACTAAAAACAACATCATATTTTTTATAAGATGTGGAAGGAGTCCAACCCTGAAAGGCCACATTAGCAAAATTACCACCAGACCAATTTAGTAAAGTAGGAGCGCCATCTACTGCTATACTTACTCCTACTTCTAGGTGCTGGTTGTTAATAAAATTGACAGCATAATTGTTACAAAAACCAGATAAAGTTTTATAGGTCCTTGTGTCTGGAATAAATTCTATTTGCTTGTCGCCAGATTGATTTTCTAAAAATGCTACCAGCTTTCTTGCGTTTGTCTCATTTACATCATATCTAACATTGAACTCTGCTGTTAAACTATTGACAGATAAGGGTATTGAATTGAAATAAAAATCATCTGTCAGATAAGTGTTCGCTTCAGAAGAAAAACGTGCTTCAGATCCGTAGACTGGAGTTAAAGATAGGCCATCTAACTCGCTTGGGACTGTTATTCCTGAGATGTTTAAATCCCTATTATAAAATAAACTTTCAGCCATTACTGGTGTCCTACATAATTTAAAGTTAATCTTAATGATCCATCAGCAGTAGAACTTAATTGTTCTGAAACTAAAGACGGTGAAGGAACAGAATATGTTTGTATGGTTGCGCCATCTCTTCCCTTAACGCTTAAAGTGACTCTTGAATTGCCGAGTGGACTGTCATTATTTTTGTCTTCTGTCAAAAAACTATATCCACTTTTTGGCATAACATCGTCAACCTCAAGTTGGACAGTAGCATTGTATGTTGTGGGTGATATATATTTAACATCAGCTGGATGCTCTGATCCAATAGTGTAATAAGGCTTATAGTTAAATGTGGCACTATAATCAAAACCTATAACTCTATTGCTAGTAATATTATCACAAGTGATAGATATAGAACCTTGACTTGGTATGTCTATGGCGCTTGTAGCAGTGCCTGATGCATTTGCACCTGACCTTAGCTCATCATAAACAACAAGGCTATAACTAGTTCTAGGTATGGCTCCTACCGCACAATTTACAGACATACTGGTCATGTAGCCACTTTTAAAACCATAAGCCGCACCTTCATAATTTAAACTACCACTAAAATTTTGTCCTTGAGATACTGATTCTAAAGGAGTATTAGAAATTAAATACCTTGATACAGACACCGTTTGTTGAGTAGGGCCTCCGACTGTCATAACACCCGCATGATACCCTAAAGGATTAGATACTTTTGCAGAGCTACTGTAGCCTATGTCTACAGAGTCAACTCCAGATATCTCCTCACCATCAATAAAGAAATGGGAGTCGTAGTTTAATTTTGATTCAAACATTTTATACTCTTCTTAGTGACCCTCCTAATCTTTTCTCGTCGCTAATTGTTTGTCTAACAACATCTTTGATTTTCTTAGCCAAGTTTTGTTGATCCTCTTCCGCATTGCCATCTTGGTTTTCAGAACCATCTGAATTAATTGTTATATTAATTATGGATTCACCTCTGTCACTAGAAACCGCTATTAATTGATCTAGTCGGTTTATGACAGCTTCTTTATCGTCACCACCAACTGCGCCAGCATTTGCAGCTTCTAAGTTGCCAACGCCTATTCTCTGCGTAGCAGCAGCGTTCATTACAAACTCACCACCAGAGAGCATAGAGGGAACATTATCAATGCCAGCTCTTGGGGAAATGTAACCACCAGTTGCTTTTGGAAGAGCAGGAAGAAGAGGGTTGTCTGGGTTAAAGTCTTCATCAAATAAACCTAGTCGCTCACGTAAATTAAATGCTAAAGTCATAAGTTTCATTGCTGAACGATCTATCGCATTAACAATTCTTCGACCAATCCGTCCACCAAACATAGGTAATCTAGCTAACAATGCTTGCTGTGGAGTTAGACCAGCAACCTCTGGAGGGGGAGCAACAAGGTTTGGATCGGATAGATCCATTGAATCTTGATTGGGGGCAGGTAGTGGAGGGGTAAATACATTTGAAGCACCACCGACTCTAACTCTACCAGTAGGTCTGACAGAAGTGTTCATATCTCCAAAACTATCAAAACGACCACCTCCACCGAGCATAATATTTTGTTTTGGATCTTTTAATTGACCAGTAGGTTGAGATTTATTGAATGCTTTATTAGTAATTGTTTTTAGTGCTATCGAGGCCACTAGTCCCACAACTGATCCTAATAAAGCTTTTCTTTGTTGTTTAGCTCTTTCCCTTTCTTGTTCTTCTAACTGTTCTTGTCTTACAAACAGTCCAAATGCTGCGCGTTTAGATTCTTGCTCTCTTTGGAACATGGGGCTATTGCGGCGACCAAACATTGTAAGCCTACCACTTTGTGGTTCTAACGATGCAAAGCCTAACCCTCCACCACCACCTACACGATCAAAACCACCGCCAGTAAATGATTGTGTAGCAAAGTTGAGTAAATTAGATTTACCTTCAATCGCTCCTTGCCCAAAAGTTCCAGGCGTAAATAAGCCTCCAGTATTGAATCTAGGTATTTGCCCAGAGTTTATAGCCTCCATAAATCTAGGGCCAAACTTATTAACGGCGCTTCTCCTCATAACAAACTCACCACCAGTTAGAAGAGCTGGGACATCATCTTTAGTCCCAGAACCACCTGTGATCATACCGCCAGTATTTCTATTCAAGAAATCTGCAAAGCCTCCCATTATACCCCCCACACCTGTGCCACGAACTATATCATCCACAGCACTTTGCATTAATGTTGTAGATAGCATTCCAGCAAAGTTAGCGGCTGCATTCATAAGGGCATCGCCTAAATCACCACCTCTAGCAATGGCATCAACCATAGCTGAACCTATATTTTGAGCAAATGTTTCAGATGCTGAAATTAGAGAGTCACTGAGTTGGTTTGTCCTATTTAAATTCTCAAGATTCTCTAATGCGTCTTCTGCTACGGATATTGTTCCATCTGGGTTAACTGATAAATTTCGACTTATAAAGGCTTGATTTCTACTTGCTCTTAATCTGTTTCTGGCTTGATCAAAAGCGTTAGGGCTTGTGGCAGCTTGAAAACCTAATTGTCCTTGTCCCATTATAAGACCTTCAATTGAGGATTTCATTGCATCATCTATTGATGGTGCTCTGAGAATTGCTCTGACCTTATCAGCTTCTTTTTTAAGATCTTCAGCATTATTAGCTATTTCTTCAAATTCTTTACTTGCTTGTCTTACGTTGTCTGCGATATTACTTAATGTTTGTAATAATTTATTAGTTTGGTTATCAATTGTAGGTCCAGCTACACTGCCAGTTCCCGCAGTCGCTATTGTAGGATCTACCATGACGTTCTTATCTGGATTATCACCTCTAATTCTTCTTATCAAAGCACTACGAATAAGTCTTATTTGATTCTCTAATTGTGCAGCATCTAAACCTTCAAAAAGTTCTTCAGGTAGAGCGCCCTTCTTAGGAAGTCTACCTCCCAGGACATTTGACATTACATCAAAAGCGTCATTTGG